GTCCTGGAATAGCTCAAAGGCTACTCTTGCGAATTCATGAATTCTAGCGAGTCTTTAATTAATGGCGCCCATACGCCATCTACTTCCTGCGTCGCGTTTTCTCGTACTGCTCTGGGTCCCACAGCTCCAATGGGAGCAGAGTCTTCGCAAGTGATACGTCCAATGGATTGGTTCCAAAGTCTGCTGAAAGCATGCGAAGCTCATGTTCATGTGAGAAAGTGGGTACGACTTCACGCATTAGTCTGCGCTGCTGTTTGTTCATGGGTCCAGCTTTGACTGAGCAGACAATTAATTCTTCACGCACGGAAGTAGTTTCTGCAATGCCGAGTCTCATTGCTTCGACACTGTCTAGGCCAAAGTCCTTCACTTGTCCCGCATTAAGATGCGCTAAGCCCAAGGCGGCGAAATAAGCGGAAAAAGGTCCGCACCCGCCGAAATTCTGAGCACGTGCTAGCATAGCTGCAGCGCCCACTTCATGTACTTTCCCTGGGTCAGAAATGAGTAAGGAAGAAGTACTCCAAGATGATGAAGCCACGTTACGCGCCGGTTCGGGTATGAAGCAGTGGCAAGGTCCTTTCTCGTCACAGAGAAAGTTGAAGCCTGTAAATGTGAATAGCTTCTCTGCATACACTAGCTTCATATTGAAGCCCAGCTTAGTCCACAGTTCCATGATAGTTTTCTCATGTTGCTGTAAGTCCTCTGTGGTTGAAATAGCTGAGTCGTCTCCCTCGAAGGCGTACTTGATTTTGTATTTGAGTCCGTCGAAGGCAGAAATGTACTCGGTCTGCAGTTCCATTCCGTCTCTGCCTTTCACTTTAGGGACTAAAGTCCACGGCTCGTCACATATTACATTCAGCCAGCAGACATAGTTAATAAGCCAATTGAAGCAGCTAGTGCCTCTATGGCCAGATTGTCTGATTGAGTCAATAAGAATGCGGAATGGGACAAGAGTATTGTCCTTCACTTTGCATTTCATGTTGAGCTCAGGTTTCTCCATGTCCTTAAGACATTCATTAAGCCATGACTTGGGTACTTCAGAGTCTTCTCCAAGAATGTCAATGATGTGCTTAATGATACGATTCTCTGTCTGCTTGCGAATGTTCCAATTGCAGCACGCGTCCCACGCACTGCCGTCGCCTTCGATGACATGTGCATTGTCCTGCCGTAAATGGGCAGCGACGCGATGCATGGCTTCATACTTAGAGACGTGTTTAATGGAAGCTTGCTCGAAATACTCAAAGAGCAGCTCCTCAAAGCACTTCACAGCAAATGCCATAATGACTTGTCCCGTGTCTCCACTCTGAATAATGGGTCGCGGGGCTTTGCCTTTAGAAGGCAAAGCTTCGTTCTTCTTAATTTGGCACTCCTGTGATATACGACAAGAAATGTCAGATAGTGCTTCTTGGACAGCGTTGCGCCAGCGTTCCGTACTCCACTTCTTTGATTTCATTTCGTCAAAGTACGGATTCTCTGTCCTCCAGGCTACGATTTTCTTACGAGAAAATACATTCTCAATAAGAGCATTCACAGTCTTGTAAATTTTCCGTTCCTGTTGCCTCGTAGCCCTGTATGGTGGAGGTTTAATACGCTTTGCTGCCCCAGCCTTAATATTGCCCACTGTATTGCTAAAAGCCTCAGTAGGGATTAAGTCAGGGCCAATTTGCGTTGCGCAATGCTGTTCTTCAGGAGGGCATAAAGCCTTCCCGGACACACGTTCTTCTTTCCCATACTCATTTCCCTCAAGACATACTCCGAGCATTTTGCCGTCCTGTACGTCAGGATTGCCTGGTTCCGGAGATAGTGAAGGACACTCGGGGGATGCGATAGTCGTTTTCGCAGGGTGGCCCGCTGAATAATGCCTCGTT